TCAATTTGAGTGCTTTTTTATTTGCTCTTCTATATAGTTTTCTAGTTGATTCATTGATCTTTTTTTCACTTCGGGAGAAATATGGGCATAGACTTGTGTAGTAGAAACATCTTTATGACCTAAAAAATCTTTGATATCTTCTAAAGGTATTCCTGCTTGTCTCGTTCTAGCTGCAAAAGTATGTCTACCGTCATGCACAGTTATGTGGGGGAGATTGGCATGTTTTTCAATTCTATGAGAAGCACCGTTAACGGTTCGATCTCTTATTGGAATACCTTTATTTTTACCGTAAGTATTTATAAAAATAAATGCTTCGTGGTCATCTGTTTCAGGTAAAAAACCAAATTCTTTTATTACTTGATTTCTTAAAGTCAATAAGGCTTTCTTTACTCGTTTTGTCATAGGCAATGATCGTGTACCAGATGGGGTTTTTGTGTCATCTGTAATAATTAAACCTTTGTTAGGTCCTTTTTCAGCAGCCCCAAGTCGTTCACGATTGATATTAAGTGTATTCTGAGAAAAATCAATATCAGCCCATTGTAGCCCTAAAGCTTCTGATTTTCGCAATCCTTGATCAAATATAATAAGAAAAAAGGGATACCATATAAATGATTTCTCTTTTTTGGCAAATTCGAGAAATAGTTCAGATTGATCAAAAGTATAATATTTAACTTTCTTTTTATCAGATAGATTTCTTGGAAACTCAACAAAACTAGTAGGGTTATTCTTTATATATCCTAACTGAATAGCTTTTTTGAAAGCATTGCTAAGAGTGGCATTGATACTTTTGGCTGTTGTTACTGAGAGACCTTCCTTAGTTCTACCTAAGCCCTTTTTAGTAAGTAACTGATTGATGAATCTTTGATGATCAGCTCTAGTATATTTATCTAGTTTATATTTTCCAATATATGGATTGATGTACATTTTTATATTTGCCCTATGAACTATTCTTGTTCCTTCTTTAACATTCATTTTATAGTTATTAATCCAATCGTCCATGAATTTTTCTATAGTTAATTTCTTAGGATTATTTTGTATATATTCTTCAGAAGCTATTTGTCCTTCAACAATTTTTGCGAATTTTTCTGCTTCTTCGTGACTTTTAAACCCTTTTTTATGAATCTTTTTCTGTAGCTTAGTACCAGGATTAATTCCATTTGATATATATACTTCATAACGATATTCTTTTGATTTCTTTAAGTAATATTTTTTAATGGAGGCCACTGACATCATTCCTTTCGTATTTCAGTCCTAATAATAAGAATATTTTAGGGGAGGGATGTTATTTGAACGAAAATTTAGAAAATCTTCGTATCAATAGAGTTTTTATACGAACTTATGTTCTTTTGCGTTTAAAAAGAAAAGCCCTGAGGCTAATCTTTGGTTATTACCATTTAAATTAAAAATCTATACACGCTTTCAGGAAGCCCATACAAATTTGTTAATTCCTCGACTTTTCTAGGGTATTTATCGTTGTCTTCTTTATAAAGAGAAACAATGAGATTAGCGGCAAAGCAATTCGCTTCGCTCTCTGATTTACTTCTGGATGTTTTTGTTGATACGTAATAGCTAGATAACCCACGATGAAATATAGCGTGACCAAGTTCGTGAGCGCAAATATAGAACCGTTCTTCAGAATACTTCAGTTCGTGATTTAGAAGAATAATTGAGCGTCCTAATAATTCTTGAAATTGCCCCTTTGGGTTATTCAAAAAGGGAACGTATCTAATTTGAATATCCATTTTTTCACAAATAGTAAAGGGATTAGCAGAATTATATTTTTGTTTTAGTCTACCGACTAGACTAATTACGTCCATCTCCATAGAAAATCACTTCTCTTTACTTTTGTCTTCTTTTCTAAATTCCCAAAATAGACCAGTTAAAACATCTTTTACCCGTTGTTTCTCTTCATCTGTTAATGTTTCACCACCATAAGCCATGTTAACGTTGGAATCGAGCATTTTATCTAACTCAATTAAATCATTTTCATCGGCCCATTTTGGCGTTTTATTTCTTCCTAATAAATAATCAGTAGTAACATCAAAAATATTAGCTAAAGATTGAAGAATAGAAAAGTCAGGCTCTCTCTTTCCACTTTCATAGGCTGTATAAGCAGGGCGAGTAATTCCTAACTTATCAGCAACTTCTTGTTGTGTCATTTTCTTTGAAAGCCTCAATTCTTTGATTTTTTCTGGAAACATTTAGACACCCACTTTCTATATAAAGGGTAACATGCTGTTACGTATAAATGAATCGAAAAACAAGTAACTTTTTGTTACTTATTCCGTTGACAAGTAACCATATGTTACTTATAATGTGTTTGTAACGAAATGACACGTAAATAGGAGGTATATGATGAGGAAATGGCTAATTGAAAAAAGAGAGCAACAAAATCTAACTCAAGAAAAAGTAGCTAAAAGATCAGGAATTCAGCGTTCTTATTATAGTATGATTGAGAGTGGCAAGAGAAGTCCTAGTCCATATGTAGCTATGAAAATTGCTACTGTTTTATCCTTTGATTGGACTATTTTTTTTAACTATCAAAGTAACAAAATGACACATAACGAGACGATCAAATAAAAAAGAACAATAAAGATTTTCTTGAAGGTAAATTTTGTACGATAGTTTTGTCAATATTACTTTCTATTATTGTTTCAATTGTTTACCAAATATTAGTTAACTAAAAAAGGAGTGCTTTTTATGTCACGCCGAGAAAAAATAAACATCGTACTTGATGCAAAAGCTAGACTAGTTCACGTCATCAAGTGTGCTACAGATGATCAACTTAATCGTTTAGTTGAAGAAGTTCAAAAAGAGCTTGAACGTGAATTAGACGAAGCAGCTTTCGTTTGATTCTTTAAATGAATAGTACAAAAAAATTACTCGTATTGATATATGGGCGAATAAGAAATTGAGGTGTTTAAACTGTTAAAACAATCAGCTGTCATTCGAGAATCATTAATCAAGGTGATAAATAAGAGTGGCAAAACGAAGAAAGAAATAGCAAAGCAAGTTAATGTATCTCAACAGTCATTGAGTGATTGGACAACGCCACATAATACTAAGCCTGTGACGTTAGAAAATGCTCAAGCTTTAACTGATCATTTTCGAGATTCAGATTTTACTCTCCATGTAATCCATAAATTTTTTGGATTATTTAAATCAATTGATGGAGATGTTTATAGAAGAGACCCCTCGTCACTAGATAAGCTTCAAATGATAGAATCCGATGAGCGAAAACAAAAGAAAAAAGAAGTTGAGAAAATTCTTCTCAAAAATGAGGATTATTTAACCGCTGAGGATCGTCAGCAAATCATTTCATATGCATATGAATTTTTAGACGAGATCATGATTGAAGTGACTCTGATCTGTGTACTATGCGAAATTCTTGGAATTGATATTCGTCAACTAAGCGAACAGCGTTTAAGAAGTACCGTAAAATCGAGTATATTCCTGACTTCACGTTTTATAAAAACGGTAAGCTTGTGAAAGTTGTAGATGTCAAAGGAATGCAGACAAAAGATTTTAAAATCAAAGCGAAACTGTTCTGCCATCGTTATCAAGTGCCGTTGATATTAGCTAAAAAATATGGCAAGACGTTCAAGGAAGAGCGTTTTTAAAAGAAAGGTTAGGAAGGTTTGAAAATGAGCAGAAAAAAGAAATTCATTCCAGAAGTTAACCAAGAGGTTGAATGCTTTTGATGTGACTCAGAACATGAGACACCATGGATTTATCTATTTGTATGATATGTAAAGACAGTCTACGACAGATGTTGATACGGAAGATAAAAATAAACTCGTTATTCTAGTTGAAACAGGAAAGAAACAGTACAAAAGACATCTTGTGAACATGACTAGTTGGAACATGTATGTGGTTGAAGATTTAGAAGGCGCGAAGGTCAATGAATACAAATACGAAGTAAATTACATGCCAGAAAGTATTGTGCCGTTTACGGTGACTGAGAAGAAGTAGGAGGACAGCGAATGATACCGAAGTTTCGAGCGTGGTACCACCGTTTAAAGGTAAAAAATTTGGGCAAGAAATGAAATATGGACAAGCAGGAAGGTTGATCACTCATGCTGAAATGTCTCCAGATAAATATATCCTCATGCAATCCACAGGACTGAAAGATAAGAACGGTGTAGAGATTTTTGAGGGGGATATAGTACTTTTCAGTGTAAGTGATGGTTTTAATCACTTAGATCATGAAAAAGCTGTTGTTCAAGCCTCTGGGTGTCATTCTGGCTTAATTTGTAAGCTAGTAGACTTGGACTTAGAATATCGAATTTATTATGATCCAGTATTTCACACTGACTATGAAGTTATCGGGAATATATACGAGAATAAAGAGTTATTAGAGGTAGAGTAATTGACTAAAATATTAGATGCATGTTGTGGTAGTCGAATGTTTTGGTTTGATAAACAGAATCCAAACGTAATTTTTATGGACATTCGGAAACAATACGAAGAACTAAATAGCGAACATGTCGTTGATATCAATCCTAATGTCATTGGAGATTTCAGAGATATGCCATTTGAAGATGAATCATTTTATCATGTAGTATTTGATCCGCCACACTTGCTTAAAGCAGGCGAGAATAGCTGGTTGGTCAAAAAGTATGGAAAATTAAATCCCGAAACTTGGAAAGAAGATTTAGCATTAGGATTCAAAGAATGTTTCAGAGTATTAAAGCCAAATGGAACTCTTGTATTTAAATGGAACGAGGATCAAATCAAGCTATCAGAAATATTGAATGCAATTGATTATGTGCCATTATATGGAAATAAGAGAGCTAAAACACACTGGTTAGTATTTATGAAGAGTATCTAGCTACCTCGTGAAATTGTAGGATCAATTTTGATTAAATATGTAATTTCTGAATTTACCAGATAATGGGAAGGTAAACATGCAAATTAAAAGGATCGTTTGGAAAATTAAAACTATAGTTAATTCTGTAGCGTTGAATTTTAAGTACAAGCTTAAATGTATTCCCCATTCAATCAAATTTAATCCAATTAAATAAAAGTAGTATCTCTTTTTAATCTTACAGTTTTTAAGAAAATAGTAGCTAATATAATAATCTAATAAGACAAGTATAACCAATATATGTTTATCTATAGTGACTATAGTGTCATGTTTTTCTGAGAGTCTATGGAAATACATTAATAATGTTGGTAAAGGAATATATATTGTTAATAATGATATAAAGAAAAAGACTATAAATGGCATTTCGTCACCCCCATATAAATAAAACTATGTAAAAAATATCACAATCTTGTGTTGTGGTCAAATATTTTCATGTTATCTATTTTGTTATTATCGTCAATAAATGAAAAGGAGGAGGTAGAATGATGGGTTTCAAAAAGAGTGACAAAGTAGTGACTAAAATAGGATCAGGCGTGTCATTATACTTCTTGGACAACGAATATTATATAGTTCAAGATGCTTCGATGCCTGGCAGAATCGTTTTGATTGACGACGATAAACAGCGTTTGAGTTGGCCATCTAGTAAATTCGAATTATATGAGGAGGTGGCGGAAGGATGAAATTAAAAGACGGCTTTTACGCTAGCAGTCATGGAATCGGCGGTTTAATGCTAGATATGCCGACTAAGAATCCTAAGAAGAAAAAGAAAGCAAAAGTCGAAGTAGGTGACATGGTTCGTTGCGAAGCAGAAGAGTTCGTTTATCCGTTCAGAGGATATGTAGAACACGTTTATAATCATTCTGCAATCATTCGTATCGGAAATACGATGGAATGCGACAAGTGGTTAGCAAAATCTCAATGGTTCCTGATCTTACTGATGACAATTTTTCCGGAGTGCAATCAGGAGAGGCAATGAAATATAAATTATTTGGATTTGAACAAATGACGGCAACAAAGCAAAGGCTATTCAAAAAAGGTCTTATGCGGCGTTATCGTCTTTTATTTAGCCTAAAATCAAGTATTTCTGAAATGGATAATTTCGATTTGAAAGGTTTACGTGTAATATTTACGCCTAATCTACCTAAAGCGATTCTGGAAGAGTTGAAATCTTTGGTTGATGCTGGAGCTGAACTCAGTCAAGAGACGATCTTAGGTCTCGCTTCTTTTGTTCCGGATGTACAGGCAGAGTTGAAACGAGTAAATAAAGAAACGCAAAAGCAGATTGGCATTTTTGATTCAGATGGTGAAGAAGTAATTAACAACAAAAAAGATGAAACAGGGGAGTGATTAAATGAACTCCCAAGAATATTGGATCAAACGGGAAAAAGAATGGCAAAAGCAACAAATTAAATATGATAAAAAGCGCATGGCAGAAATTAAAAGTCGCATGCAATATGCACAAGATGCGATACAAAAAGAAATAGACGCACAGTGGGATAGTTTTTCAAATGGGCAGAAAATAACTCGTAGCGAAGCGATGAAGCGTGCTAGTGAGATGGATGTCAAAGCATTCGCTCGCAAAGCAAAGAAATATGTCAAAGAGAAAGATTTTTCTCTTACAGCAAACCAAGAATTAAAGCTATACAATCTTACGATGCGTGTCAATCGACTGGAACTGTTAAAAGCTAACATTGGACTCGAATTGATATCTTTGTTCGATGAACTGGATAAGTATTTTTCAAACGAATTAACAAAAGCTGGACTAGAAGAGTTAAAACGTCAAGCAGGTATTTTAGAAATGACAATTCCATCAAATCGGTATGCAAAGTTTATAGAACAGATAATAAGAAGTTCGTTTTTAAGTGATGATGTGACCTTTAGTGATCGCTTATGGATGTACCAATCTGAATTAAAATCAGAATTAGATAGGTTGTTAGTCAGAAGTATAACAATGGGGAAAAATCCCAAGCAACTTGCATCTAAATTGGCAGAATATTTAACAACTGAAGGACGAGAAAACACTAAGTTTAACACTCAACGTTTGATGGTGACTGAAACGACTAGAGTTCAGGTAGGAATACAAGAACGAAGTTACAGAGATGCAGGCGTTACCCAGTACATCTATATAGCAGAACCAACGGCGTGCAAGCTATGCGAATGCTTCGGGAATTGCTGTGATGGTTTCTACTACAAATTTACCAGAAAATCAAGAGTGTTCTGGAACCGTCAGCTATTTTACAAATGATGCGTGGCCAAATTAATAGGGGGAATGAATGATGAAAACAATGTATGAATATATGTATCCAGTAGGTTGTAAGGTCTGGGAGAACATGCCAGATGATTTCCCAGAGGGAGTCCCTTATACCTCAGTACCGCCATTACCAGATATTCCATTAGATCGCCAATTTTGGAATCCGAGGGAGCGGAAATGGGAAGAAGTTGTGACCCAAGATGTTTCTAAAAAACTGAATCTTTTAGAAGAACTATCTATAGGCTTACAAAATGATAACAAAAACTTGAAACAATCAAATGAAGAACTAGCAAAAAAAGCTGAATCATTAGCACAAATCAATTCAAAAACAATGCTTACAACTATTCAAAATAGTAAAGAAATCGATTCATTAAAAAGTCAACTTCAATTATCAGAAAATGAAGGAGGAAAATAATATGTATTCCTATGATGATATTAAAATGATGTATGACTGGAATTGTTTTACTGCAGATCAAGTTCGGCAATTTGTTCCATTGTGCATTACAGAGGAAGAAGCAGATAAAATTATTAATAAAGAAAGTTAAAGCATGCTCCGTGGAGTGTGCTTTTTTTGTTGGAAAGTTGGTGAACTATGAATATTGATGCGATTATTTCTGCTTTAAGTATTGCAGGAACATTGGTTGGTACGTTTGCAGGCATTGTTTTTTCAAATAAACTGACCATTTATCGAATTGAACAATTGGAGAAAAAAGTTGAAAAGCATAACCATATTGTTGAACGTACTTTTCTATTAGAAGGACGGATGAATGAAGCAGAACATGATATTCAGGAAATGAAAGGAGGAGAGAAGTAATGATTTTACCCGATAAATATTATCAAATTATTAAATGGACAGTACTTACGGTATTGCCTGCTTTATCTGTATTAGTAGCCACATTAGGCAAAGCATATGGATGGAGTGGAACTGATATGACAGTATTAACTATCAATGCCATAGCAACATTTTTAGGAGTAATTACAGGGGTATCAGCTTACAATTTAAAAGATAAGGAGTAAACGA